GGGAGAAGTAACGCATGTCGACGACAAAGGCCAAATTCATGGAACTTGGGGTGGATGTGCTCTTGTTCCTGGAGTCGATGAATTCGAGAAAATCTAAAATAAATAGAAAAATAGAGTAGGCACCTTAACGGTGCTTTTACTTTGCAAAGGAGAAAGAAATGGTTAATGCAACAATAGAAACTTTGTACATGTCTACCGTTTCATTAGCTATTTCATGGATTATCGCGATGCCACTTGGTTCGATTGTAAGTGAAACTCGACCTGGAGGACTTTTTCCAAATAAGGTCATTAATTTCGTTCTTAATCGAATTGTGGATATTGGAAGGTCAATACCATTCATTTTATTGGTGGTATTTCTCTTTCCTTTTACCAGAGCGTTAATCGGAACAGCTATAGGAACCAACGCAATGATTGTACCTCTTACGATATGTGCGATTCCTTTTGAAGTTAGACTCATAGAAGAGATTCTTTCAGAAGTGAGTCATGACATCATTGAGGCAGCTGAGGTTGATGGGGCAAGTAAATTTAAAATTCTTACTCGCATCATCTGGGCTAGTAAAACACCGTATTTGGTGAACGCAATAGGAATCACACTTATCAACCTCATCGGATATACAGCAATGGCTGGAGTCGTTGGGGCTGGTGGATTAGGAAACTACGCGATTGTTTACGGTTTTCAACGTTTCAACTGGAACATCATTGCTCAAGCAGTGGCGATAATTGTGATTATTGTTTGTCTGATCCAGATTATTAACAATCTTTTAGTTCGATATTTATTAAGGAGAGTATTATGCATAAAACACTAAAATTTCTCTTGCTTGCCTGCTTGCCAGTGCTCGCGTTAGCAGGATGCAATAGCAACAAAAAGTCAATCGTGGTAGGAGCAAGTTCAACTCCACACGCATTAATCCTAGAACAAACCAAAGGTTTTATTGAAGAAAGTGGATATAAATTGGAGATTAAAGTCTTTAACGATTATGTTCTTCCTAACTACGCTTTAGAAAATGGAGAACTTGATGCGAATTATTTCCAGCACAAACCTTATCTAAATGAATTTAATGAATCTAATGGAACCCATCTAGTTCCAGTTCTTGATGTTCACTTTGAACCAATGGGAATCTACCAGGGAGCAAAGACATCGCTTGATGCTTTTTCTTCTTCTGATAAGATTATCGTTCCAAGTGATAAGAGCAACTACGATAGAGCAGTGGAGTTGCTAAAAGCAAATGGAATGGAACACGCTAATATTGTTGAAGTAGAAGCTCAGAATATTCCTTTAATGTTATCCGACTGTGCCTATGCAGTAATTAATGGCAACTACGCTTTATCATCTGGGGTAGTGAACCGTTGTTTGATTACCGAAGATAAGAATTCTGAAATTGCTAATAAAATGGCGAATGTTATTGCAGTTAAAAATGGTCGACAAGAAGATGAAAAAACAAAAGTCTTAGTTGAAGCTTTAAAACAAGAAAACGTTAAAAGCTATATTGAATCAACATTCGGAGATTCAGTTATTTATATGGCTTAATTTATTATTTGTCTCATAGGATAAATCCTAATGAGTCTAATAATAAGTATTAAAACCCCATGGAAAATGGGGCTTTTTAGCATCTATACTCAATAACTAGTTATTCAGTATAGGTGAAATGAACAATAAGGAGGTAAGACTATGTCTTATGAACGCGTAAACCCTAAACACCCAGATAAGATTGCGGATCGAATCGCAGGTGCTTTGGTAGACCTTGCATATAAAATGCAAGACAATCCAAAAATAGCCGTTGAAGTATTAATTGGCCATGGAAAATGTCACATCATTAGCGAGTCTTCTGTTGAACTTGATGTCAACCAAGTTAAGAAGATTGTTAAGCGTATTGCAGGAAAGGTGGAAGTCGACTATGTGGAAGTTCCACAAGATTCTCATCTTTCAAAGAACCAAGAAGGAAAAATCAGATGTGGTGATAACGGTATCTTCAAAGGGGTACCAGTTACCAAAGAACAAAAGAAGCTAGTCAGAATAGCAAATAAGATTTATTTCCATTACCCATTTGATGGAAAATACATCCTCGATGGTGACAAGTTAATCATTTGTCAAAGCAACGCAAAAACCGAGGATCTTAAAGAAATGTTTCCTGATGCGATTATTAACCCTTTAGGAGACTGGATTGGTGGAATCGATGTTGACTGTGGTGCCACCAATAGAAAATTGGGCAGTGACATGGCTGATAGCGTTACTGGTGGGGGCATCCACGGTAAGGATTTAAGCAAAGGAGATGTTAGTATTAACATCTATGCCTTTTTAAAGGCTCAAGAAACTGGCCAAGTTGTAAATATCTCCTGTGCCATTGGCGATGAATATGTCGATGGCAGACCATACGAAGAAATAGTGGAAATCGCTAGAGACTTTGTTATGGGACTTGGGGGGTTTGAGAAACTCGCAGAGAAAGGGATTCTAGGATAATGGAACCAAAATTACTCGAATATGAACTCGTAGAAGTCAAAAAACTTATACCATACGCAAATAACAGCCGTACCCATACCGATGAACAAATAGCGAAAGTGATGGCATCGATTAAGGAGTTCGGTTTTATTAATCCTATTTTAATCACGGACGAGTATGTGGTGACTGCAGGACATTGTCGTTTAATCGCAGCTCAAAGATTAGGATTAGAAAAGGTTCCGTGTATTAAAGAAAACTATCTCACTCCAGCTCAAAGAAAAGCATATGTTATTGCTGATAACAGATTAGCTTTAGATGCTGGTTGGGATGAAAATCTATTAAAAATAGAATTAGAAGAATTAGAAGGTGTTGATTTCGATTTATCACTCACAGGTTTTGATGAAAAAGAACTCAACGATTTATTTAAAACTCAAGTCGAAGTTGAAGATGATGACTATGATTTATCGGCAGCTTTAGAGAAAGCATCATTCGTTAAAAGAGGTGATGTTTGGATTGTTGGTAGGCACCGTCTTGTTTGTGGCGATGCTACTAACCCAGAAGACGTCAATCTTTTAATGGATGGAAAAAGAGCCAATCTCGTGCTTGTTGATCCACCATATGGAGTGGACTTCAAATCAAGTTCAGGACTCAAGATTAAAAACGATGCTTTAAAAGGTGATAACTTTGTTAATTTCCTCTATGGAGCATTCGTCAACTTGGTAAATCACTGTGAACCTGGTGCAAGTGCCTATTGTTTCCATGCCGATACCGAAGGAACCAAGTTCCGTTTAGCATTTGAAGAAGCTGGATTCCATTTAGCTGGTTGTTGCATTTGGGTGAAAGACTCCTTAGTTTTAGGTCGTTCTGATTACCAATGGCAACATGAACCAGTGCTTTATGGATTCTTAAAGAATGGTACTCATCACTGGTATAGCGATAGAAAACAAACAACTATCTGGAACTTTAAAAAGCCAAAACGCAATGAAAATCATCCAACTTCAAAACCATTAGACCTTCTTTCTTATCCAATTCAAAACAGCTCACAAGAAAACGGAATTGTTGTCGACACCTTTGGTGGTAGTGGTAGCACCCTTATGGCTTGTGAACTTACTAACCGTATCTGCTACACGATGGAACTCGATGAAAAGTATGCATCAGTCATCCTTCGTAGATACGTGGAAAACACCAACGATAGTGAAGGTGTCTACTGCATTCGTAATGGAGAGAAATTAGCCTATAGCGATTTAGTGATTGAGTTAGAAACTGATGCGAAAGCTTAAGAAATATACTCCCACCAAATTTAAGGCTAAAGACTCTAGATACGATAAAGTTAAAGCCGACTTTGCTGTTAACTTCATAGAACAGCTTTGTCATACCAAAGGTATATGGGCAGGGGAGAAGTTTGAATTAATCGATTGGCAAGAGCAGATAATTCGTGACTTATTTGGAATTGTTAAGCCTAGTGGTTATCGCCAATTCAATATGGCTTATGTTGAGATTCCGAAGAAGCAAGGAAAATCAGAACTTGCAGCCGCGATTGCATTGTTTCTCCTATGTGCTGATGGAGAAGAAAGAGCGGAAATCTATGGATGTGCAGCTGATAGACAACAGGCATCTATTGTTTTTGAAGTTGCTGCCGATATGGTAAGAATGTGTCCTGCTTTAAGTAAAAGATGCAAAATTCAAGCATCCACAAAGCGTATCACGTTCATTCCTACTAATAGCTTTTACCAGGTTCTTTCTGCTGAAGCATATAGCAAGCATGGATTTAATATCCATGGAGTTGTCTTTGATGAACTCCATACCCAACCAGATAGAAAACTATTTGATGTTATGACAAAAGGTAGTGGCGATGCTAGAAAACAACCCCTTTATTTCTTGATAACCACGGCTGGTTCAGATACGAAAAGTATCTGCTATGAGGTTCATCAAAAGGCAAAAGATATCCTCGAAGGAAGAAAACACGATGTAACTTTCTATCCAGTTATTTATGGTGCTGAACTTGATGATGATTGGACTGATCCTAAGGTTTGGAAAAAAGCCAACCCATCATTAGGCATCACCGTTGATTTAGAAAAAGTTAAACTTGCGTGTGAATCAGCTAGACAAAACCCAGCTGAGGAGAATACGTTCCGACAATTAAGACTAAATCAGTGGACGAAACAATCAGTAAGATGGATGCCGATGGAGAAGTGGAATGCTTGTAAATTTGACTTTACTCCTGAATTCCTAAAAGGAAGACTCTGCTATGGTGGATTAGACTTATCAAGTACAACCGATATCACTTCATTTGTTTTAGTTTTTCCTCCTACCAAAGAAGACGAGCATTACTATGTTCTTCCGTACTTTTGGATACCAGAAGAAAACATGGAACAAAGAGTGGCTAAAGACCATGTCAATTATTCCCTTTGGGAAAAGCAAGGATTCTTACAAGCTACTGAAGGGAATGTTATCCATTATGGCTTTATCGAACAGTTCATTGATGAGCTAGGGAAGATTTTCCAAATAAAAGAGATTTCATTTGACCGTTGGGGAGCTGTTCAAATGTCACAAAATCTCGATAACTTAGGTTTTACAGTTATACCTTTTGGACAGGGATTCAAAGATATGTCCCCTCCAACAAAAGAACTGATGAATTTGGTTCTAAGTAGGCAACTAAGACACAACGGACATCCTATTCTTACATGGAATATGGATAACATATGTGTTCGCGTTGATCCCGCTGGAAATATAAAAATGGATAAAGCGAAATCCATAGAAAAAATTGATGGTGCTGTCGCATTAGTAATGGCACTTGATAGAGCAATTAGAAATCAAGGAAGTTCTGAATCTGTCTATGACAGTAGAGGACTCCTTTTCATTTAGTCGGAGGTAAAATATGGGATTTTTTGACATATTTCATAGAAAGAAAGTACCAAAAGTAGATGATAGAACAATCGGTTCATCTTTTGCCTTTTATCTAGGCAATTCATCTAGTGGCAAAGTGGTAACAGAAAGAACGTCACTACAAATAACTGCTGTTTATGCTTGCGTGAGAATCTTATCGGAAGCAGTGGCAGGATTACCTCTACATTTTTACAAATACGGAACGAATAATTCTAAAGAGAAGGCAACGGATAATCCACTTTATTTCCTTCTTCATGATGAGCCAAACCCAGAGATGACAAGTTTCATCTTTAGGGAAACATTAATGACTCATCTTCTTTTATGGGGAAATGCCTACGCACAGATTATTCGTAACGGTAAAGGCGAAGTGGTGGCTTTATACCCACTCATGCCTAATAAGATGACTGTTCAAAGAGATGAAAACGGTGAGATTTTCTATCTTTATTCCAAATCTGCTGATGAAGGAAAACCACAAGAAGCTGGATATATTCCTTTAAGGAAAGAGGATGTTCTTCATATTCCTGGACTAGGGTTTGACGGTTTGGTTGGTTATTCTCCAATCGCAATGGCTAAAAATGCTATCGGATTAGCAATAGCTACTGAGGAATTTGGTAGTAAGTTCTTTGCTAACGGTGCGGCTCCGAGTGGTGTTCTTGAGCACCCAGGCACTATTAAAGATCCAACTAAGGTAAGAGAAGCGTGGCTATCTCAATTTGGTGGTTCAAGCAATAGTGGTAAAGTCGCAGTTTTAGAAGAGGGCATGAAATATACACCAATTTCCATCTCTCCAGAACAAGCTCAATTTCTAGAAACTAGAAAGTTCCAAATTAATGAAATTGCGAGAATATTCCGCGTTCCACCTCACATGGTTGGGGATTTGGAAAAGTCTAGCTTCTCCAATATCGAGCAACAATCCCTCGAATTTGTGAAATACACATTAGATCCGTGGATCATTCGTTGGGAACAATCATTAAACAAAGCATTACTTAGTAAAGACCAGAAAAATAAATATTTCTTTAAATTCAATGTTGAAGGACTCCTACGTGGCGATTACCAAAGCAGAATGCAAGGCTACGCTGTAGCAAGACAAAACGGATGGATGTCTGCAAACGACATTAGAAGTTTAGAAAATATGGACTTAATCCCTGCTGAAGATGGTGGGGATTTACTTTTAGTAAATGGCAATATGCTCCCACTCAATAAAGCGGGTGCTTACGCAAATAACAATAATCAGGAGGATGACACCGATGACAAA